GGCGTCGCACAGCTCAGGGGGCGCTGCGAGCGATTCAATTGTGAGGCGGTAGCAGGTCGTACACGGTCATTAGGTCGCGACGGTGTTGCTCTAGCCGTCGGCGCTGGGCATCGGCACGGACCAGTAGCCGCTCCAGCGACAGCAGGTCGATGCTCGTCAGGCCGTGGCTTCGGGCGTCGGAGACGAGGGCCGCCAAGGCGTGCTCGATCACAGCTCCGTCACCTCCATCACCATGCCGTCAGGGATGTGGATGATGTGGTCGAGCGCACCGTCGTCACCGATCGACTGGGCGAGCGAGACATGGCCAGGCTTCGGGTCGATGCGCCAACCCACCGTCGTCACCCGGTAGGGCTCGTCGTCGATGTCGGCCGGCAGCACCCAGCCGCCGGAACGGTCAGAGTGGGCGTCGTGCCAGACGACGGCGATGGCGGTGCCGGTCACCAACCCTCCTTCGCACGGTCCTGGGCGTAGATCGGCGCCATCCATGTGCGGCCACGCTCCGGCGTCATCAGCCACAGCGCCTGCGCCGGTTCCTGGTAGCCGAAGTTCGACACGGCGGCGTACTCGTCGTAGCCGACCAGTGAGCCGTTGATGATGAAGTTCGGCCCCCACGTCAACTGGTGCCAGTGGCCCATGACGAGCAGGTCATAGGGCTGCTGCACGGCGGCGTAGCGGGCACGCTTGCGGGCGTCGAGCCGCATGATCGGCGGCCAGATACCACCGATGCCAGAGCCGCCGGTCACCTGATCGCCGTGCGTGACGCAGATGGTGTGGCCGTAGGACTGGACCAGCGCATCGGCCGAGTCGGCGATGTCGAACGTGATCCGGTTGTCTTTGCGGAACTCGCGAGCGAGCAGGTGGCCGGTGAACCAGTCCCAGTTCGTCCGGGCGCGGAACTTGGCCATCGGCTTACGGGTCGTGCGGCCGTGGTTGCCAACGACGACAGGGACGTGCACCTTGCCGAACTCGTCGGCGAGCAGCGACAGCGCAGCAGCGAGCTGGTCGCTCCAGTGCAGCACCGAACCCATGATGGTGTCGGCGTTGCTGTGCTTCAGCTCCTCATGGATGTCACCGGCGTACAGGTCGCCGGCCAGCGGCACGACGATGCCGTCGTAGGCGACGCCGGTCCAGTAGTCCCGGCACACCTTCACAGTGTGCTCGACCGTGGTGCGCAACCGCATCTCGGCGATGGCCCGGTTGTACTTGTTGACGCCGCCGATCTGCGCCGGGTCGACGACCTCGTCGAAGTGCAGGTCGCTCAGCAGCAGCCACGGGGTACCGCTGTGGGCGCTGGCCTTGCGCGGCGAGCGCATCCACTTCGGCGGCTCTGCCGGGCGTGCCTTGTCGAGCCGGAGCATCGCCGACAGTTCCTGCTCGGCCCGGCGGCGCGCCTCGTTGGCGACTTCGAGCTGGTGCATGGCGTCGGCGTGCTTGCGCTTGAGGTCGTGCGCATCGCGCGCCGACTCGGCCAGCACGGCGTCGATGTCAGGCGTGTCCACGACTGCTCACACACTCACGACGGCGATGCCGGTCGACGATGTTGCGGCTCAGTGTGACGCCGATCCGCTCGAAGGCGTCGAGCAACGACTGCGACGAGTAGCGCCGCCTGTCGTCGAGCGCCACCTCGAACTTGGCCCGCCATTCGGCAGGCATCTCGGCTAGGGCGGTGCACAGCGCGCAGGTGCCGCCCGCCCGCTTGCGGACGTTCTCGGCGAGGATGGCGTCGATGTCGACGCCGGTGGACTTGGCCTTGCTCACTGTTGCCTCCCTGTGGCGTTGTGCCCGGCGCACACCGGGCGTTGGTGCCCGGCTCAGAGGCCAGGCGGCACGACCGAGGCGGGCGACATGCCCGGCACTCGAGCGGATGCGATCGACGTCAGCAGCGACACCAGCGCCGCCGACGCAGCGAGCGCAGCGACGTTGCCGAGGTTGGCTACCCACAGATCGGCGCCGACCGCGTCCTGGCCGATGGCGACGAGAGCGACCTGGGCGGCGGTCTTGATCGCACGCTCAGCGGCGTCGGCCCAGAAAGCTCGGGTGAACAGGTGACGGCTCATGCTGGCTTCCTCCGTTGGCGCTTCGGTGGTTCGGCGGGTTCGTCGGCCTCGACGATGCGCAGCCGGTGTGAGTGGTCCCGTAGATCGGCCTTGACTTCCCTCAGGTCGGCCTTGATCTCGATCTGATCGGCACGCATGTCGCCGACGACAGCGGCGATGGTGTCGACCACCTCGGCCGTCTTGGCGTGGTCACTGCGGTTGTCGCGATGCACCCGTGCCTGTAGCCAGATCGTGGCCAGGCCGAACGCACCGCCGATGACGGCGACGATGATGGTGGTCATGCCACCAACTCCGCCCAGCGCTCTTTGGTGCGGCCGGGGCACGCCGTGGCGGCGACCTGGCCGTGCTGCACGATCCGCACGCCCGGCGCTACAGCCTGCGTCCACTTGAGCACGTCGACCAGCCAGCGGAACGAGGCGACCTGCGCATCGGTGCACGGGTCGTTGGTGCCGTTCAGGAACAGCACGCCGTACGACGTGGCGTTGCGGCCTGCGCAGTGCGCCGCCTGGTAGGCGCCGGCGAACTCGGCGATGCGGCCGTCGGCGTGGACGACGTAGTTGTACTCGTTGGCGCGCCACCGGTGGATCGACTGCACCGACTTGGCTAGGTCGGCTGAGGCGTACGACCGGGCGACGCCGGTGTAGTGCACGACGATCATCCCGAGGTTGCGCGCCAGCGGCGGCCGAGCGGTGATCCGGTTCACGTTCGTCACCCGGGCGGGCAGGCCGAGGTCGATGCGGGGGGTGATGGTGGGCATTAGGACGCCGCCTCGTAGGAGCCGGACACGGCTATGACGTCGTTATTCCCTAGCGCCGCAGTGAAAGTTGAGACGCCGAGGCGCGGATCCGCAGATGCAGCAGCGGACGTCGACACGAACGTCATGATCGTCGTTGTCCCGCTGAACAGTTGAGGCAGCGCTGCGTAGTAAAGGACCGCCGAAACGTCATAGAGCAGGCAGCTGCCGTTGAGCGCGACAGCTGTAGTCGCTGCTGCGACCGGCAGCGTGATGCCGAGCAGGTTGCCCGCCGTCCCGGTTGCGGTGACGTTCAGGATGATCTCGAAGTGGATCATCCGACCGGCGCGGAAGTACCTGGCCTTAGTGACCGTGTTCGTCACCGAAACCGACAGCGTGTTTGACTGGTACAGCGTCGGGGTGAACGACACCCACTGCTCGCCGGTGTGCGTCAGGTACGTGTTGGTGTCAGCGGCCGTGACGACGTCACCGGCTATCCAGGTCTTGTCGGGCATGGTTCCCCCTTGTGGTCAGAATGCGAGGACGTTGGAATCGAGACGGCCGAACACGGCGTCGTCGAGTTGCAAGAAGGACCGCCGGTCGGCGTCGCCGAGCGAGAGCGTCACGGTGTGTGAGTCCGGCGTGATGTCGTGGGCGATGCCCTCGACGATGCAGTCACGAGACAGCGACGGAGCGATGCCGTTCGGCGTCCAGGTCACTGAGATAACCGAAGCGATGTCGAGGCTGAGCACCGACACCTGCTGCGCGCTGGTGAGGGGCGCCAGTTCGACGACCAGTTCGGCAACACGCAACTCGGGCTCGTCGTAGATCCCGAGCAGATAGTTCGCCATGTCGAGCGACTGGGTGTCGCTGTTGAGCAGCAGGCCCGTCTCAGACAGCGACGATGCGCCGTAGAGCGCCTGTGACGCTGCGTTGCTGACCGTCTGGAGGGTGCCGTTCTCTCGGTCGATGCCGACTCGGTTGTAGAGCAACTCCGAGCCGTACGACATGGCGATACCCTGAAACGGCACACCGGTGCCATCGTCGGTGAACGTGACGGCGATGCCGACGTTGAGCGGGTCGAGCCGGTCGCGGAAGGTGACGACGCCCGTGCGGCTGGCGTAGAACCGGCCGAGATCCGAGCGGGTGACGAGTTGCAGGTAGTTGAGGACGTTCGATCCCCAACTCACACTGTCGCCTTGAAGCACACTGACGCCGGTGTCGATCGATCGGTTGGACGTGAACGCCACCTCGGACCGGTCGAGTACGGCGGTGATCCGGGGTCCGGCGGTCTGCGATGCCGTGGTGGTCCAGGCATCGAACTCCATCCTTCCGAGTTGGCCGAGAGCATCGACGCACTCAGCGAAGGCGAGCGACTGCCCGCCGACGTCGTATTCAAGGTTCCAGTCGCCGACGATGCCGTCGAAGATCGACACCCCCGCCGACGCGATG